CGAAAATTATTGAAAATAAGGAGAATAAATAATGTCAGTACCTATTGGTTTTAAACGTTTAACAATTCGTATTAAAGACGGAAGCGATCCCGTTCTTAATACAAATAAATTTGTAATTGAAGGAAAAAAAGATAATGGTGGGATGGTTTCCGCTAAAGTCTCAGGATTAGCAGTTGATGCTGTAAAATCTTACTCTTCAAATAAAGTGTATGCTATTTCTGGAAAAGGGGTAGGTGATGGTAAGGTTGACTTTGACATCATGGACTTCCCTGAAAAAGTTAAAAACGCAGTACTTGGAATCAAAGCCTCTACTAATGGTGTATATAAAGCTACTGCAGACCGTACTTCTCCATACTGCTCAATTCTATTGGAAGATGTTACCCCTCAAGGCAATCCCTATTTAATGGCATTTGTAGACGGAATGTTCTCTTCTGATGGTCTTGAATTTAATACAGTACAAGGGAAACAAAGCGAACTACCATCAGAAGCTATTAGCTTTGCCATTGGTTCTGATGACAATGGATTGTACTACTCTACTTTTGTTGGAACAGGAACATCTACTGATGCAGCTGGTATTGCAGAAATTGAAGCTGATGCTTTAATGGTAGCAGCACCTGCAGGAGGTAAGTAATAAATGACTAAGTTGTCAATTACTCTTCGTGATAAAGATGGTGAGTTTACTGTTACTCAAGAACATGTTAGCGGTCAAAAACTTCTTGATTATTGGGATATGGCAGTTGAAATTGAAAAAAACGCTGATAAGATGTCTATTTCAGACGTTTATAAAAAACGGATTAATTTCATCGCTGGTTTATTCGATAGTTCAAAGGTAACAGAAGAATCAATTTTGGCAAGTGTACCTGCTTGGGGATTGCAAAATTTCATTAAAGATGTTTTTGAAACGATTACTGGTTCAAAAGAAGTTACGGGTGACGAAAAAAAGGAACAATGACAGTCTCAGAAGCTCGTTCTGAATTTCTAGACTTTGTAAAAACGCTAGTATCGACTGGTTCATATACTTTGGCAGATATCCTTAGTAATGATTTTTCTACAGTTGTTTCTGTGGTTGGTGCAAAAATTATATCAAATGATGGTAGCGTAGATGAGCCTAAACAAGAAAAAGTATTATCACTCTGGGAGTTTGGGCAGTCATTAAAATAAAAATAGCTCTTATGAGCTGTTTTTTAGTTTTATTTTAGGTAACGCTTGCAATATGTTATTTTAAAAGAGTATAATTAATTATAAAAATTAGGAGAAAATTATGAAAGAAGAACAAAATAAACCTTTTTATAGATTACTGTGGTTTTGGGTTTCCATAGTTTTATCTTTGGCATTAATAGTCGTATTACTTTTTATGATATATAATAACGAAAGCAACCGCGACCGAATTTCTCATATTGAAAATAAAAGTAATATTTATAAAAGAAATGCAATCGGATATAGAGATGAGATATTAAGTAGAAGAACAGTTAAACCACAAGATTCAAATTATAATTATATACAAGATAGTGATATGGTAGCATCTTTAAATAAATACATAAAAGTAGATAATGGTCTTGATATTTCTGTAAGTAATATTGAGACTTCTGATATGATAGCTTTTAAAAAAGATTATGGAAGTGGAACTCATGCTTTAGTAGTTCATGTAAAAGTTAAAAACAATACTGGTAAAGCAGTCAATATGTATCCAGACGATTTTGATGTATCAACTGAATCGCCAAATTCAAATGATTCGATTGTGCTAGATAGTATAACTAATGAAAACGGTGTTGATATAGAAACAAACGATAATATTTTAGTTAATCCAGGTAACTCTGGTGGTCTTAATTTAATATTTGCACAAGATTCATCTTCAAATAAATTTAATATTTATTATCAAGATGGAATTTGGCAACAAAAATAAATCATTAAATAGAAAACGCTACTTTTTAAGGGCGTTTTTTGTTTATCCTTGAATTAACGATAAAAGTTCAAGGAGAAAGCAATGGCAGATACACCTTTAGGGAAAATGATAATTGAAATGGGCTTTGATGATTCCAGCTTTGCAAAGGGTGTTACCGGGGTTAGCAAGCAATTATCCGCCTTAAAAAATGATTTAAAAACTTCTCAAACATCATTTTCAACATTTGGGAAAGGTGTTGATGGAGTTAAAAGTCCAATGGAAGTTCTTACTAAATCCATTGAGACGCAAAAAAGACAATTAGATTTACTCAAAAAATCTTATGACGGTTCACTTGTTGATGGGAAAGCAAGCTCTAGTACTCAAAAATATGCGGCTGACATTTCAAGAGCAAGCGCTCAGATGGCTCAATTTAAATCACAGTTAAAGTTAGCAGCAGAGGAACAGTATAAACAAACATCTCTGTTACCTAAGCTATCGACAGGATTTCAAAAAGTAAGTGGTGGATTAAATTCGATTGCTTCTGTTTCTACTCCTGCTTCAGTAGCAGTTACTGCAGTGTTTGCAAAAGGAATTCAAGCAGCAACTAATTTCAATGGTAAGATGACTGAAATCCAAGCTTTGTTATCAGATGGAACACCAGCTAGTGTTCTTTCTAAACAAATGGATACTTTATCAGACAAATCTAAACAATGGGCTAGACAATACGGTATCGATACCTCATCTATTAATGATGGTATGGAAGAAATGATTAAACGTGGTTATGATTTTAATCAAACCGTTGGGGCTATGCCTGCGGTATTAGATGCTTCAAGAGCCTCAGGGGAAGATTTCGGAACAGTAATGTCTGCATCAACAGCCAT